AAGCGGATCCTGTGTAACCTCTAGAACCAGTATATCCGCGAGATCCTGTAAACCCTGGAGTAGTAGAGGCAGAACCTGTATACCCTCTAGATCCAGTGAAACCTGGTATAGTGGAAGCAGAACCTGTATAACCCCTGGAGCCTGTGTACCCACGAGATCCTGTGTAACCGCTGGAACCCGTATAACCAACAGAACCAGTATATCCTGTTGATCCCTGAGAACCTGTATAACCCCTCGAGCCTATGTACCCGCGAGATCCCGTAAAACCTGGAGTAGTAGAGGCAGAACCTGTATACCCTCTAGATCCAGTATATCCTGGAGTGGTAGAAGCAGACCCAGTATAACCTCTGGAACCCGTATAGCCTCTAGATCCAGTGAAACCTGGTATAGTAGAGGCGGAACCAGTATAACCCCTGGAGCCTGTGTATCCGCGAGACCCTGTGAAACCCTGATCGCCCTTCGATCCAGTATAACCCCTGGAACCTGTATACCCGCTGGATCCCGTATAACCAACAGAACCAGTATAACCGCTTGATCCAGTAAAACCAGTATCGCCTTTTGATCCCGTGTAACCTCTGGAACCAGTATATCCTCTAGATCCAGTATATCCAGTAGTTCCTCTAGAACCCGTATATCCTCTGGAACCAGTAAAACCCTGATCACCCTTTGAACCAGTATATCCACTAGATCCAGTAAAACCTTGATCGCCTTTTGATCCTGTGTAACCTCTGGAACCAGTGTAACCGCTGGAACCAGTGTAACCGCTGGAACCTGTATAACCAACAGAACCAGTATATCCTTTTGAACCCGTATATCCTTGATCACCTTTTGATCCAGTATACCCGCGAGATCCTGTAAACCCTTGATCACCTTTTGATCCAGTATACCCGCGAGATCCTGTAAACCCTTGATCACCTCTGGAACCAGTATAACCTCTAGAACCCGTGTAACCTCTAGAACCCGTGTAACCTCTAGAACCCGTATATCCTCTAGATCCAGTAAATCCTTGATCGCCTTTTGATCCTGTGTAACCTCTGGAACCAGTGTAACCGCTGGAACCCGTATAACCAACAGAACCAGTATAACCGACAGAACCAGTATATCCTATAGATCCTGTAAAACCAGTATCGCCCTTAGAACCTGAATATCCTCTAGATCCAGTATATCCAGTAGTTCCTCTAGAACCCGTATATCCTCTGGAGCCTGTATATCCTCTGGAGCCTGTATATCCTCTGGAGCCTGTATAACCAACAGAACCAGTATAACCGCTTGATCCAGTAAAGCCAGTATCGCCCCTAGAACCCGTGTAACCTCTGGAACCAGTAAAACCAGTATCGCCCTTTGATCCAGTATAACCCCTAGATCCAGTGTAACCTCTGGAACCAGTAAAACCTTGATCACCCTTGGAACCAGTGTAACCTCTGGAACCAGTAAAACCTTGGTTGCCTTGATCGCCTTTTGATCCAGTATAACCTCTAGAACCTGTATATCCTCTAGAACCCGTATACCCGCTGGATCCCGTATAACCAACAGAACCAGTAAAACCTTGGTTGCCTTGATCACCCTTTGATCCAGTATAACCTCTGGAACCAGTAAAACCTTGGTTGCCTTGATCGCCTTTTGATCCAGTATAACCTCTAGAACCTGTATATCCTCTAGAACCCGTATACCCGCTGGATCCCGTATAACCTCTGGAACCAGTAAAACCTTGATCGCCCTTAGAACCCGTGTAACCTCTGGAACCAGTAAAACCTTGGTTGCCTTGATCGCCTTTTGATCCCGTGTAACCTCTGGAACCAGTGTAACCTCTGGAACCCGTATAACCAACAGAACCTGTATAACCTCTGGAACCAGTAAATCCTTGATCGCCTTTTGATCCCGTGTAACCTATGGAACCAGTAAAACCAGTATCGCCCTTCGATCCAGTATAACCTCTAGATCCAGTATAACCGCTTGATCCAGTAAATCCTTGATCACCTTTTGATCCCGTGTAACCTCTGGAACCAGTATAACCTCTGGAACCCGTATAACCAGTATCACCCTTTGATCCAGTGTAGCCAATAGAACCAGTAAAACCAGTATCGCCCTTTGATCCAGTATAACCTCTGGAACCCGTGTAACCTCTGGAACCAGTAAATCCTTGATCACCTTTTGATCCAGTATAACCGCTTGATCCTGTAAACCCTTGGTCGCCTTGATCGCCTTTCGATCCAGTGTAACCTCTAGAACCAGTGTAACCTCTAGAACCTGTATAACCTCTAGATCCAGTATAACCTCTGGAACCAGTAAAACCTTGATCACCTTGATCGCCTTTCGATCCCGTATAACCTCTGGAACCAGTAAAACCTTGGTTGCCTTGATCACCCTTGGAACCAGTGTAACCTCTAGATCCAGTATAACCTCTGGAACCAGTAAAACCAGTATTACCTTGATCGCCCTTTGATCCAGTGTAACCCCGAGAACCAGTATAACCGATTGGACCTTGTTGACCAGTAGCACCAGCAAGATTCACTGACCAAGAAGAATATGTACCAGAACCAGAAGTAGTTGTAACATCAACGCTTAAATCACCTGTGCCAGAATTATACGAAAGCACAGAACCTTCCATATAATTTGAAGCATCGTATGCAATTTTTACTGTCTGGGTTACGCTATATGCTAATGCTGTGCCTACGGTTAAATTCTTAGTTCCCGTACCAATTGTTAATTCTGTACTCGAAGTAGTTAAATAACTATCTCCTTTAGATCCAGTGTAACCAGTGTCGCCTTTTGATCCAGTATAACCGCTGGAACCTGTGTATCCTTTAGATCCAATGTAACCTCTGGAACCCGTATAACCAGTTAAACCTCTGGATCCAGTGTAACCCCTCGATCCAGTGTATCCTTTAGATCCAGTGTAACCGCTTGACCCAGTAAATCCTTGATCGCCTCTAGATCCAGTATACCCTATAGATCCTGTATATCCAGTAGTTCCTCTAGAACCAGTATAACCCCTAGATCCTGTGTAACCTCTGGAACCCGTGTATCCTCTTGATCCAGTAAAACCAGTATCACCCTTTGACCCAGTGTAACCTCTAGAACCCGTGTATCCTCTTGATCCAGTAAAACCAGTATCACCAACAGATCCAGTATAACCGCTGGAACCCGTGTATCCTATTGATCCAGTAAAACCAGTATCACCAACAGATCCAGTATAACCTTTGGAACCAGTATATCCTATAGATCCTGTAAAACCAGTATCGCCTTGATCGCCTTTTGATCCAGTATAACCGCTGGATCCAGTGTAGCCAATAGAACCAGTAAAACCAGTATCGCCCTTTGATCCAGTATAACCTCTGGAACCAGTAAATCCTTGATTGCCTTGATCACCTTTCGATCCAGTGTAACCTCTTGATCCAGTGTAGCCAGTTAAACCTCTGGAACCAGTGTATCCACGAGAACCAGTATAACCGCTTGATCCAGTAAAACCTGTATCGCCCTTAGAACCCGTGTAACCTCTAGATCCAGTGTAACCTCTGGAACCAGTAAAACCAATATCGCCCTTTGATCCAGTATAACCTTTGGAACCAGTAAATCCTTGATCCCCTTGATCGCCCTTAGACCCAGTATAACCGCTGGAACCAGTATATCCTTGATCCCCTTGATCGCCTTTAGACCCAGTATAACCTATAGAACCAGTAAAACCTTGGTTGCCTTGATCGCCCTTAGAACCCGTGTAACCTCTAGATCCAGTAAAACCTTGATCTCCTTGATCACCCTTAGAACCAGTGTAACCTTTGGAGCCAGTAAACCCTTGGTTGCCTTGATCGCCTTTTGATCCCGTGTAACCTTTGGAACCAGTAAAACCTTGGTTGCCTTGATCACCTTTTGATCCCGTGTATCCTCTGGAACCGATATACCCTCTAGATCCTGTAAACCCTTGGTCGCCTTTAGACCCAGTATATCCTCTAGATCCAGTGTAACCTCTGGAACCAGTGAAACCAGTATCACCTTGATCACCCTTTGATCCTGTGTAACCTCTGGAACCAGTGTAACCGCTGGAACCCGTATAACCAACAGAACCAGTATAACCGACAGAACCAGTATATCCTATAGATCCTGTAAAACCTTGATCTCCTTGATCGCCTTTTGATCCAGTATATCCGCGAGAACCAGTAAACCCTTGATTACCTTGATCACCTTTTGATCCCGTGTAACCTCTAGATCCAGTGTAACCTCTGGAACCAGTGAAACCAGTATCGCCTTGATCGCCTTTTGATCCCGTGTAACCTTTGGAACCAGTAAATCCTTGATTCCCTTGATCGCCTTTAGACCCAGTATATCCTCTAGATCCAGTGTAACCTCTGGAACCAGTGAAACCAGTATCACCTTGATCACCTTTTGATCCAGTGTAACCTCTTGACCCGATGTAACCTTTGGAACCAGTAAAACCTTGATCACCTTTCGATCCAGTATAACCTATAGAACCAGTATATCCTATAGATCCTGTAAAACCAGTATCGCCCCTAGAACCAGTGTAACCTCTGGAACCGATATACCCTCTAGATCCTGTAAACCCTTGGTCGCCCTGATCACCTTTTGAACCAGTGTACCCCGCTGATCCTGTAAAACCTTGGTTGCCCTGACTACCTTGAGAACCCGTATATCCTCTAGACCCTGTAAAACCTTGGTTGCCTTGATCGCCTTTCGACCCAGTATAACCCCGAGAACCAGTATATCCTATAGATCCTGTAAACCCTTGGCTACCTTGATCACCTTTCGATCCAGTATATCCTCTAGATCCAGTGAAACCAATAGAACCCGTAGAACCCGTATAACCTTTGGAACCAGTGTATCCTGGAGTAGTAGATGCGGATCCTGTGTAACCTCTGGAACCAGTGTAACCGCTGGAACCCGTATAACCAACAGAACCAGTATAACCGACAGATCCAGTGTAGCCCCTGGAACCAACAAATCCTGTTAATCCTTGACTACCTTGAGAACCAGTATATCCTCTAGATCCAGTATACCCGTCTGCACCAAGAATACCGTCAGCACCAGCAGATCCAGTATATCCTCTAGATCCAGTATAACCTCTAACAGTAGAAGCAGAACCAGTATATCCTGTTCCGCCTATAGACCCAGTATATCCTCTAGATCCAGTATAACCTCTAACAGTAGAAGCAGAACCAGTATATCCTGTTCCGCCTATAGAACCAGTATAACCCCTAGATCCAGTATATCCTCTAACAGTAGAAGCAGAACCAGTATATCCTGTGTTACCTAGAGACCCAGTATAACCCCTAGATCCAGTATAACCAGTAGCACCCGTAGAACCAGTATAACCTTTAGAACCTATAAAACCAGTATCGCCCTTAGAACCTGTATATCCTCTAGATCCAGTATATCCAGTAGTTCCTCTAGAACCTGTATACCCAATCGAGCCAGTATAGCCATCTCTTATGAATGGGTTTGAATAAAGCACCCATTGAGAGCTTGAACCGTCATTATAATAAACATATGATTTACCAGTTGTGGTGTCGTACCAAATTTGGTTTACTTTAGGACTTGCTGGTGCGGTTGCGCTTGCGGTGATTACAGCATTTGAACCGATATTCGAAATATAATCGGAGTCGATTATATTTGTAACAGCTGCGCTATCTAAAATACCCGTAAGCTGCGACCCGTCGCCTATAAATGCGGTCGCTTGAATATCGTGATAATACCTTTTTATTGTCATCCTTTAAATCTCGGGTATCTTTGTTATTCTATTTATATTGATGTCAAATGTAAGGTATGCCCTGTCAAATCCTCATCAGAATACAAAACAAGAGTTGTAGCTGTAACTTTAGCGTCAATGCTAACAATTTTACCCAGAGAATTAGTAACATAATATGTAACTATGGAAGCAATAGTATAGTCTATATAAGCTACAGTAAATTCAGTTCCTGAAAGAGCTATCTCGTCATAATTTATATTATCGAAAGTAGAACCGAGGTAAGACAGAACAATATTAAAATTAGAAAGGTCAGTATCTGCATTGAATTCAATAGCAGAATTACTAATCTTTATATCTAAACTAACAACCTTTTCTGTTACTTTATCGGTTGCTACAACAGTAACAACTTCAACAATATCATAATCAGCGAAATAAATTGAATCGTATGTTCCAGATAAAGCAAGCGTGAGCTGTTTTAAATCACCAGCTGCTCCACTGCTATAACCTAATCTATCTAGAGCATCTACAATGTTTTCTGTTACAAATAATTTTTTATTTCTATCGTATATAACGATAGAATCTTCGTCTACTTGACTTAAACTTTTATATTCGACGTCAGCGTTATCTAGCAGTTTATAACTACCACCTCCGCCGAGAGAAGATAACGACTTTTGAATATTATTGCGCCAGCGATTAAAATCATCTTCAATTTTACGAATATATGCTTCATAATCTGGCTGTATAGCATCAGCGCCAGCAGGACCAGCTGGACCTGTTTCGCCTTGCGGACCCTGTTCGCCTCTTTCGCCTTTCTCGCCTGGCAGACCCATGGGTCCCATAGGACCTATCGCGCCATCAAGACCCCGTTCGCCTTGTATGCCTTGATCGCCTTGTATACCTTGATCGCCTTTATCTCCCTTCTCGCCTTTATCTCCCTTCTCGCCCTTCGGTCCAGCAGCGCCAACTGAACCAGCTACCCCAGGCTGCCCCGTTTCCCCTTTCTCGCCTCTAGGACCAACTGTACCGCGTTCTCCCCGCTCGCCCTTATCACCCCTTTCGCCCTTCTCGCCACGCTCTCCTCGCTCGCCCTGTGCGCCAGGTGCGCCTGTTTCCCCAGTATCTCCTTTGGGACCAGGCACGCCTTGCTCACCTTTCTCACCTTGGATTCCTTGCGGACCAGTATCGCCTTTGATACCCTGATCGCCCTTGAGACCCTTGTCTCCCTTGATACCTTTATCACCTTTGTCGCCTTTTGGACCAGGGATTTTTTTTATTTTATCAAGTTCTGTATCAACAGATTCCTTCAGCTTCTTGAATAGAGCAACTATTAAAGCAGTTGCGTTCGATTCCATGATATATTAATTCCCTGAATTCAAATAATCTTTTACTGTTTCCATCAACTCAATATTAACTAGTGCCTGCCTTTCTTCTATAGTTGGATAGAAACTTTCTGTTGGTTGCGCTTCAGGTTGTTCTTGATCAGCTTGCATTTGCTGCTGAATCATCGGCTGATTTTGTTGTGCTATCGAGAAATCACTAATTTCACCAGAAGATTTTTCCGAATTTATTTGTTGTTTAATATCAGAAATCTGTTCGTCAGTAAACATCAATACATTCTTCAATACCCATTCTTTAGATATGTATTCACCAACGTATTGATTCGCCTGATCCACAATATTCAATCGCTCCCGAGTCATTTCGATATCTTTCAACTCGGCGAAATAATTATCCTTCAGATAATCGACATTAATATCGTGTTTGAATATATTCCAGTCGGATTCTGTAATTACACCTTTAAGAATCAATTGCTTTTTGAGTATTTCGATAAACAGTTTTGAGAACCTATTTCTCAGCTTATTTACAAACTTTTGAAATTTAACTTCTTCTCTAGAAATCTCAGTAGCGCGACCAAGTGAATATTGTGCTTCCTGCTCGAGTCTACTTACTGGAACATTTAATGCACGATATACCTTCTTTTGAAAATAGATAATATCTTCTATTTCACCAAGGTTTTGTCCACCTGGAAGTGTAGTAATTTCTGTGCCGCGACCACCTTCGCGTCTTGGCAACCAGAAATCTTCGAGCATGGACATATGCTTACGATCATCTTTGAGTTGACCAGTGCTGGCGTCATAAACTAGTTTGTTCCTATAACGACTCATAATACTGTTCATGTATTCTTCTGCTTTACCGCGAGGAAGATTACCGACGTCGATATAGAAAATTCTTCTTTCAGGAGCACGAGATAAACGATAGATTACAAGACTATCTTCCATCATACGCAATTGATTAATTACTTTAATCGCTTTATGAAGATAAGAAACGACTCTCTTTCTTTCTTCGTCTAATAATCCAGAAGTAACATAACTTACAGAATCGTTTGAAAGTTTTACTGCGCCGTTGTTTGCATTAGAATAATTTACACTATTACCGACTTTATCTTGGAACAAATAAAATTCTTCAACTTTCTGTACAACTTTTATACCAGTCGATTCATCTTTGCTATACTTAATATCCTTAACTTTACGGATCTTGGTTGCATCAATATAACGGATTTCTTTAATACCTTGCTTTGGATTTTTCTCGTCAATTATAAGATGATGATAGATTCTTCCATCAATATACCATGAACGGAAAATATCATGACCCAGCTCATTAAAGTTAAGCATATTAGTGATGTTCTTAAATTCTTCGAACATCTTATTTTTAATAGAATCCGAAACCTCTAAACTATCCAGGTTCAATTCTACAGAGGTGCCATTAGTAATTGTTACAATTGCTTCATTGACGATTTCTTCAATCGCCATATCAACTTCTGGCTGAATAGAAAGGTTTCTATACTTTTGAATTAATTGTGCATTATCTTTGGCGTGCGTTCCGCCATCGATATCGACATACGTTCCATAATAATTACTTGGGGCAGTAACATAACCAGCACCATCATCATCAGTAGGCGGAACAACCGAAGCAGACTGCATTGGTTCTTCTTTCTTTGTTCTCTTTATTTCAAATCCAAATACTTTAAATGTGTTATCTGCCATTTAATTTATATCCTACAAATTGAGAAAACATGGGGGGAGTTTCCTCGCCCCCATGTTTTATTTATAGACCAAATAAATCAGGTTGTTGTGTCAGAAACCCAATACTGGAACTCGAAAGTTACCTGGAATTCTTCAACTTGATCATTTGCATCATAAGAAAGATCGATTGGTGTAACAGCAGTTGGGAAGGCACCATTAAAGGTGTACTTCTTAATTATGCTACCATCCTGATCTAATTGATGGACTGTCATGTCCGTTTGGTAAACGGTTGGCGAGGTAAATCCGCTATTCTGAGAATGCGAATTGATACCGTCCATCCAAACTTCCATAGCATTTCTTACTGCAAAATTCGTATCGTTAATTACAGTAACTGTCCATGGCTCAAAAACACGATCCCCAGCCAGCTTGACTTGTCTACCACGGAACGGTACAGTAACCACCCCGACAGTAGAACCAGGAAGCTGCGCACCTTTACACATAAAGTTAGTCAGCTCTAAGTCGCCACCGACAAATCCTGGGAATGTAATGTTAACTTCAAAAAGGTTAGGACGAGCGCCACCGCCAGTCAACTTACCTTTGAAATCATCTACTCTTAAAATTGCCATTGTTGTCTTCTCCTATTATAATCGATTAGACCCGACCAACAACTTCTTCAAACTCAACACCCGTGCGAACCGCAACGAAGTTAAGAGTAATGAAGTTGATCGAACGAGCAGGTTTGATAAACAGAGAAGCAACCATCTCATTGCGGTCAATGACAGCAGGAGTATTATTTCTCTCGTCGCACTGGACATAGAAATCTTGGATACCCCGACGTGCTTGAATCTCACGCAACAGAGGCTCGACAACACCAACGAATTCAGCTCTTGTGAATTCATCGTTAAATTCGAACATGAAGTTACGTGCCGCTTCGGCAATCGACTTCTCAATGGCGAGGAACAATCTTCGAACATTGATACGGTCAAATGCGGATGGACGGGATTGCTTTGTCTTGTCACCAAACAACAGAATACCGCGACCAGCAAATTGTACGATTGGGTTTACACCAGCCTTGTACAGTGTGTCGCGCTCTGCTTTCGTTGGCGAATAAGCCAAGTTCGTCGCACCCTGAATAAGTCCACGCTTTTCGCCAGCTGGCGAATACCATGGACCATAGTTGTCATCAGTTGCAGCCAAAATACCAGCAACCGTAGAGGCAGCAGGAATATAAACATATTGATCGTTATACTTGTCATATACATTCAAGTAATTGTTATCAACGATCAAATAGTTACTTGCTGTAAACTGATCAGTTGTCGTAATCGTGGAAGAAACAGGTGTTGCGTTATTAACAACAGCTGCTCTGTTTGGCGAAGTTACGACAACACAGTCTTTTCTTGTTGTTCCAGCAATAGCGACAAGATCATTTACTACTGTTACTTGGTCAGCACCTGAGCCCATTCCTGGAGCAATAAGAATTTGAATATCAACAGTTTCTTTGTTTTCAAATTCGTCAAAACCAGTTGAATAATCTCCAGTAGTTAAAGCGTCCGAATTCGTTCCACTAGAAAGATGCGCATTACCAGAACTATTAGTCCAAGATGCCACAGAGTAGTCTTTTGTAGAACCAGATGCAGGAGCAGAACCCCAGTTTGCGCCGTATACATTATTATCACTATCGAAAGCGCCAAACCAAATATACTGAGAACCGTTATTGATAACAGTTTTAATATAATTATCACCGCCATCATTAGTTTTTGCGCCAAGCGCAACCGATACATATGGGAATGTTTCGAGAACTGTACCCTTTGTACCTGTAATTAAACCATCGCTGTCAACTACAGCAATATGTACTTCGTCATTCGTATTAGTACCAGGAGCATTAGCAGCCCAGTCGCTAGTACCAGGAAGTCCATCGAAACTACTTGCATACGACCAAGTCGAAAAATTAGTAGAATCTGTCGTAGCCCCATCAGAATCCGTTCGCGCGAAAATAGAGACCGCAAGGCTATTACCGAGTGCACCAGGATATTTTGCGATCCAGCGACCATCTTCGTCCGTTAGCGTTAAAGTATCATAATGCTTCTTATTTCTAATCTGAAGCGAAGTTGTGCCGTTTCCAGCATTATAGACATCAGAGCTGTCTACCTCACGAACAACAAATAAGTTGCCAGAGTATCTTAGAAATTGTGTCGCCGACAAAAAGTCGATCGAATTGTCTGCGTCTGGGGTTCCAAATGTAGCTGCCAATCTTCCTTCGTTTTCGATTCGGATTGGTTCCCGCACTGGACCCCAATTAAAGTTCCCGACCATACCACTTAAAGACGTTTCAACATTAGGAGCAACCCCTGTTAAATCGATCTCTTTTATAGTAATTGCAGGAGAAAGTGAGCCTGTAAGTGCCATAATCGTTTCCTTTCTCTAATTTAATTATAAGATATTTTCATAATACGATTAGTCAATACTGTTATTTATAATTTACCAATTTTCGATAATTAATCGCTCACCTGTAACATCGTCCATCATACTCCAAGGATCATCGCGAATAACCTTTGTGTCAAATTCTGGCACTCCATCATCAAAAATACCGAACGGCGGAAGGTCCGCTTCGATCTCTGCTGTTCTATGTTCGTACATCATTTTCTTAATATTAATGTCAGTCATTTCAGCGAATTGTGTTCCTGAAACAAAATAGCCAAACATAACTAAATTCATTACTAAGTCGTCATGATTACCGTCAGAAGCCTCCCAAGACTTGCCCTTCGCTTCAAACGTAGAAATTTCTAGGATAGTTTGTTCGTCGTGTACTTCTAATTTTCTTTCTTCTAATAAATCTTTAAAACTAGAACAACCGATGCGTTTTACTGCTCGGTTCATTTCAACACCGATTCCATTTGATTTAATAGCGGAAGTCAAATGCACTTCTTCGTACTCTAACTCATGATATAATCCGTTACAAACTAAAGAACCAACATCATTTGATTCAATAATCACATATGCTTTATTGTAGGAATTCGCATACTTATAGATAATATCTGGGAAGAGTATCGGAGAGATAGTATTATTGCGATACACAGCCACTTGCTTAAATGGGCGCTCGCTAATGTCAATAACATTAAACGTAGAATAGTCCTGTCCTCTTCCTTTACTTACATCGACGGTCATAATGTATTGGTGATTTTTCATAACATCTTCATAGATGAGAAGATCACCACCTTCGAGAATTCTTTTTGGTCTTAATGCTCTAAGACTAAGGAGAGTTTCGGCTTTTATAAGAGTGTTGCCTGTACCTATAAATGTATTGCCGAATTCTTGATCAAACTGAATCTGAGAAGTATTATTGACAGTTTCTTCTTTCCACTTTTCGTCTCTTCCAGGAACGTCCCACCAATCAACTCTAAATGGTTTATACTCATTGGTATTTTGTACCGCACCTTCCCAAATTTTATGGTAAGTGTTTCCAATACCATTAGCGGTAGAAGTTACAATTACTTTTGTTTCCGTTCCTGAAGAAATAACTGGATACGTTGAAGTATAGAACTCAGCAGCTCTTTCAACAAAAGCAAACTCATCAAGAAAAAGTAAGTTAACAGACATACCACGAATAGAGCTGCCAGAAGTGGCAGCAGCAATAATACGACTATTGTTACTAAACTCAATACTACCTTTGTTGAGTGCTCTGCAACCAGGCTGCAAAAAGAATGGTAAGTTTTCGAGAGCCAAAGTAATACGGGCGAGCATTTCACGAGCAGTTGCTCCTTTGTTGGCTAAAACCGCAATGGTTTTTTCTGGATTAAATAAAGCATACCATAATATGTATACCACCGAAGAAATAGACTTTCCTGACTGTCTACAAGCAAGAACTACATTGAATCGTTCATTGTTAAACTGTTTGAACATCTTTTCCTGATAAGGATAAAGATCGAAAGGAACTAAACCTCTATCGAGGGAAATAATTTTTACATAAGTACGCGCAAAATATGCGGGATCCTGCATGCACTTGGCATATTCAGTTACTTTGTGCTGGTCCCATTCTTCATCAACACCATCTCGTTTTACATTGGGATTACCGAGATAGTGTAGTCCGTCATTCCTCGGCACTTGGTGTTATATCCCTTTCTTCTCTTCCAAGAAGAAAACGCTGCAACTCAGTAGTTGAACCAACAAAAATATTATTAGTGGTTTTATTTTCTAATTTTTGCTGTTCTTCTTTATGAAGGTCTTTATGCGGCGCATAAAGACCTTCATAATTATGAAGGTCTTTATGCGCTTTATTAAGCTGCATCAATTTATCGCTCACATCACCCACATCTTTAATTAATTTCGATAATACTTCGTATGCTCTTGGATGCTCTGAGTTGCGAGCAACTTCAATCATTTCCTCGATACCCTCACGACCTTTTTCTATTAGGTCATAAAGAGTTTCCCTGGAGTATTCATAATCGCTATTAAAATTTTCTTTTTCATCATTTACCATGGTTTAGCACTATCATAACCTGTCCAAATTAAAGTAAAGTCACTATCTGGTCCAACGTCTATTGGATTAAGTGTGTAACTTATACCCTCTAAGAAACCAGCAGAATCGGCAGCAGTATTAATCGTAGTAAAGTCCATATTAAAATAATTAGTATCAATTTGTCGAATAACTTTCGTACCACTACCATTAGCTGGTCCATAAAAACCAACTTTCATATCGAAGTCTAGTATATAGGTGATTGTTCTTCTCTGTTCCATAGCGCCTTCGTAATCATCAGAGAAAGATACAGAATTCAAAATAACTGGAACGTCTTCGGAATAATCTGATACGTTCGGTAATGGTCTTACAGCCACGTTATATTGTGGATTAAAATATGGAAGAATTTGTTCCACAACTTGTAAGACATCATCTTGAGTCTTTGCATATATGTTAAGCTGAAAAGAAATAATATATGGGACGCCAACGTATAACTTTCTTTTAGAAGAATCTGATGGAGTTGATAAATCTCTTTGGAAATAATTTGTTTTTGGTAATTGACGCTGTGGATCATATGCAATACTGATTATTTCAAAAGACATTCTTGGTAATTTAATGGCTACTAATCGTTCTGCTTCTTCACCATTTTCCATCTCTGCAATTCTTTCTAAGAATTTTCTTTTGGGACCATAACTAATAGGAACTTTAACTTGAGAAACTACTGTATCGCCAGACTTTCTCAATACATAAAGATTATCAAAAAGCGAACCGAATACGGCGACCGACCTTCTAATCCGTTCGTTATAAAAGTGTTCGCCAAACATTATTGCGGATCTCCGAATACATTACTTTCTGATAAATCTAAGAACTCAAAAGCAGTTACATCAAATGTACTCAAATCGTTACCATTAATTCCTTTAGAAGCACCGCCAGGAGCATTGGTTTGAATTTCTTGTAACTGCTGTACTAATGAAGGAGTTGCAATTGCGCCAGATTCTTGACCGATAACTTGTTGAGTAGTTAAGAATGAATGATAATCGCCATCATCAGCGCCAACATGAGCAACATAAAGTTTTAGGTCGGAATCCGACCAAGAAACAACTTCACCAGATAAGTCATAATTAGCTGTAGACTGTACTATTACTTCACCGACCGAATATCCAACCGAAGCAGAATCCATTGTAAGCACATATTGGTATGCAGCAATTTTTTCTACAACATCAATTTCTTCCACACCCGTATCAAAATCTTCATCGTTGTATTCAAAGAGTTCACAACGCATTCTAAATACTGGAAGTTGACCCAGCTGATAGAATGGATTCTCGGTTTCGACCCGCATAATTTGGAAAATACTTTGCGACATCGGCAAGTAAATTAAATCACCTTCCCTTGGTCGATAATCCTTTCCAGCTTCAAACCCTGGCTTACCTTTTAATTGTTGAGTAAACCTTCTTCGCGCCATTACAAATGTCGCAGCATCTCGGAGTTCTACGCCAAACTTGGAAAATAAATCACCTTCACCGTCAAATCCCTCGACGCTTTCAATATACATTTCAATTTTATAAGCATTATCAAAACGAGAAAGTGTAGCATCGTCAAATACCATATCGCGATATATAACTTCTCTTGGCAGATAATACATATCCTGCCCATAAAACTTGAGGGATTCTATTATAAGATCTTCGTATAAATCTTGCTCTGATCTTACATTATGACGAAAGTATTGCGATGTTGCCATTAAATTAACCTACGAGAAAATCAGGAGGCATTTCATATTCGAGCCTCATCCTTTCTCTCAATGTTTCTTTTTCCGCTTTAGCGTCTTCTAGAATTTGACGACCGTTAATAGTAACACCACCAGGAAGTTGCATTCCTTCAAATTTGGACATATTCTGTCCCCACTGCTCTTTAATTAAAACAGTAGCGTATTCTTTTAAGAAAATATTATTATAAACAGAGGAATGCGCGCTTGGGTCTACTAATTGATAACATTCGAAACAAATATAATCACCAGTTTTTAAATCACCATCAACAAAATCGCCCCAAATATATAAACGATTCTGCCTTCTAGAGAAAGTAACCTGTGGAGTCCCATTCAACGTCATATCAATTAACGAAAGATATTCCCTCATTTGCTCATAGTAAGAAAGACCACCACTAAAATCCGCAAGAGTATGAAAATCGCTCATAGCGAATTGATATTTAAACGAAAACATATTAGTCGAATTAATAAACGAAGAATCGACTGGAAAAAGTTTAGTAACTTGAATAATAGAATCGGCAATTGTAATATAACCATTAGCGACATCGGTTGATGTTAATTGATAGCCGACATAATTTCTAAATGTAGCTTCATTATGAAACTCTTGGAATGTTTCAATGGCTTCGTCGATTCTGTCTTCTACTTGATCGTCGTCGACGTTAATCTCAATAACAGGGTCGCCGAGTTTACGGAGACAATAATTTTTTAAACCAGCTCTTGTTGTTACCGCCATTATTTGATCCTAGAATTTATTTCTTCTATTTGAGTTTTTAAATCTTTTACTGCTTCAATTAAATAACCGACTAAATTTCCATATGCTACTGACTTCATACCATCCGCGTCTTCATGCACAACTTCTGGTGCAATTTGTTCCATTTCTTGTGCGATAACGCCAGCACCATCAACGCCATTTTTTATATAAGAAACGCCTCTCATGTCATAAACACGTGTACCATCTAAAGTTTGAATTTGTTCTTTTAATCTAACGTCAGAAGTAGCAATAAAATCACCAGCATAAATTGTAGCTGCACTAGCATCGACCCAAACAGAACTAGTAGTTGAGTGAGCATATGCAGGAGCAGCAGAATCGTCCCTAGTATTGACCCAAACCAAATAGCCATCGACTGATGATGTGCTAGATGCTCGGATTAAATCCGTATCACTGAATCCAACTGGAACCCATTTTTCGCCATCATAACGCCAAGTACCGCCATTGGCACTATACAAATCACCAGTTGTTGGACTACTTGGAAAATCTAATGCTGCCATTTTAATCAGCCCCTAATTTCGTACTATTGTTATTTATAATGATTTATTATTGATAGTTTAACCGCGTCTTAAAGAGTCGTTATATTTTGCCTTTATACTCCAAATACCAGAAGACCTATCTGGGGGATAAAGAGGTCTAAGTGCAATAGTAGCTGCTGCCCAAGAACCGCTAGTT